TAGTACTTAATTGTAAATATCCGGAGGTGTCTCCAGCGGTTACAATCTCTTTTCTCCCGGCCACGCTTGCAAAATCTATTGAAGTGGATGTGGCGTTGTAATAACCACCCAGTGACACTGTACCACCGGCATCTGTGGTGGCTGATGTTGTAGAGTTAACCCTAACCAACCCACCATTCACCGTACTAACATTTGACCCAGCAAAATTAGCTACAGCACCAGCACCACCTTGCCATCCAATTACCCCGCCAACGTCTAATAATGCACCGGGACTACTATTCCCAATCCCAACATTACCGCTGGAATCTTTGTAAATCTGCCCATTACCAATGTTAAAGGCTCTGGCACTATCGGTAATAATATCAGCCCACTCGGTCGAAGCGTACCCTTCGAATTGATCTGTGTCTTGGTTATATCGGAGATGCCCCTCGATAGCCGTGGGCCTCTGAGCATTGGTTCCAGCCGGGAGTATTGCCGCACCTGTGGCACTGGTTCTCTGCACCGGGTTACCTAACGCTGTCACATCCCCACTGACTTCCTCGATTGCGGCCTGGACATCATCCGCCAGTATTGTACCAGTGGGATCAAATGAAATCTGTGTGGCACTAGCCCCACTGAGTACAGGAGCCGGTTCAAAATACCAGAACGGTGTCGGAAGACTTGCCGAATCTGCTAGGTAGACAATCCGAGAACCAACGACACAGAGGGTTGGGGTAGACGTTCCGTTCTCATGGTAGAGATTAAGTGTTCCTGAGACACTGATTGAATAGAACGAACCATCAAGGAACGATCCAGTAGGGAGAGTTCCAGGTGACGCATCGAAAGTTCCTTCATAGTTGTACCCACTTGGATCGAGTAGAGCGACCGGAACTTTCCCATGAGCATCAAGTTTTACCCCACCGTAAGGCACATTCAACTGAGGACGTAAGATCGGATTCGTAGGATCGGTGTTGTCTACGAAGAGAACTTGGGAGTCCGTAGACACAATGCTCTGAAGCTGACCACCAATGTCTGCAAATCGGGCCACATCGTTTGGGTTTACTGGAGCGGTCGTACATTGCAGACTACTGAAGACACCAGTCCCGCCAGTAATGTTGACCGCCTCTTTGTTCTGGAAAGCCATTGTACCAAATCCATCGGTCTGAAGTGCGCCGAAAGCTTTGATGCAGTAGACCATCGCCACATTATAAGGGCGAGATTCAGTACCTTCAGCCGCAACGACAACAGTGGTATTCTGAGTATCATTGTTGACCGACATACCCGTTCCGCTGGCTACAGCAGAGGCGGTTACTCCTGTAGTATTGGCAATAACTCCTACTCCTGCCCCCGAAGCATTAAGAACAATACCAGTCAAAGACCCTGATGTATTTGGACTAATATCCGCCATTCCTCCCCCGGGGGTAAACTGTAGTCCTCCTGTACCACCAGCGACCCTACCCATTGCATGAACATGACCAGGATCAGAGACACCATGAGTATGAGTTGAATCAGAGACATTGTGAGTATGTGCGGGATTGTTCGTGTTGATGGTGTGATTATGGCTAGGGTCATTTAATCCATGAGCATGAACAGGATTAGTGACAGTGACATTATGGACATGATATTGGTTAGAGGGGGTTTGAGTTGATCCGAATATACGAGATGGATCAATGTTTCTCCCTTCATCCCAACCTCTGACAAAGGAACCACGAAGATCAGGAAGGTTGAACGTGGTCGTCCCGTTCCCTGCCCCGTAGGTTGTGCCGATGGTGGTGAACAGGTTTGCATAGGTTGTCCGAGACACCGCCGAACCATCACACTTGAGCCATCCTGTCGGGACAGCACTCATGGCAAATGCCTGAATTGCACCGGCAGGAAGGAAGTTTGATGCACCACCAAGAGAGGCGTTTAGCTGTTGAAACGAAACCGCCTCAAGAGCAAGCTGACCATCCCTGGACAGGATGAGTGGCCCTGTCATAGGTGCTGTCCCGGCGCGGGGTAGGCTGGCAGTTATCTCGTTGCCAATATCCACCATTGTGGGATTGGCCCAAGTGTCTTCGATGACTGTCCCGGAAATAACCGGATTACCAGCGGGGAGAGTGTAGTTTCCTGAGCTATTACGGGGCATAATTTTCTCCTATTCCATAACCTGTTAAACCGGCAGTTCCACCGACAATCTGATTTCCCTTTCTTGCCGAAAGATTCCTAAGATAATTTACCGTAGCATTCCGCTGATTCAAAGGTATTTCTTCGAGGACATCAGCCATCTTACTTGGATTCAAGACAAGATCATCGAGAATGTCGTAAGCCTTCTCTTCCTGTCTGGAACCAGCTATGCGAGCGAGACGCTTTGGAATGGTGACCGCCATCGTGAAAAGAGGAGGAGCCGCCCGTTCTGCTTTCGTTAAACCCGATTCCAGATTATCCGTCAAACCCTTGTGTCCTTGAATTTCACCGTATTTCACTTCTCTTTCCAGTGACCGGCGAAGAGCTTTGATCTCATCCAGTTTGCGCGGAGCATTGGCGAACAGAGCTTCCGGTGTGTCGTAGATATTCTGTATCTTGTTCTCAGCGAGGAAGGCATTGGGATCATCCATCCGACTGATGGTTGATTTGTAATTCTGCTTTGCCCCCTGAATAGGATTCAGTCGAGTGAGGAGGTCGCCAGCGTAATCGGATTGATTCTGGAGACGAGACAGTCCAGCGAAGTGATCTTCAGCATCGGCGAAAGTTGGAGACGCTCGGCGCATCCTGTCCACCAAGGCCGCTCTTGTCTCATTGATGGGGATGTCTCCACCAAGACCTTCCTCCTTCGCCCTTCGAGACGTTGAGGTCAAGGCCCGTTTCATGGTCTGCATATCTCGGATTGATTCGATTGGGAGAGACAGAGTAATGCCGGGATTGGAGGTGTTCTGACTTCCTATAACCACCTGACCACCGGGCTGTGAAACACCAGGAGTTCGGTTACCGAGCATTGTGGCAACCAAGTCCTGCTGACGATTGATCTTCCCGGCAATCCGATCAGCGGGAGTGACAAGGCTACCACCGAGAGAGTTAATCAGATCAGGTGTCATAACAACCGGATCGTTCATAGATGTGTCGTAATACAATTTCCGTGATTCAGCGATGTCCTCGCCAATCTTCGATGGTAATCTATCCCCTGTCACCGGGTCGATAGGTCGGACACCAGGAGCTTCAATGTCTCGTAGTATGTTTGAGCGAATGTCGCGGTTCCCCTGCTCGATCTGATTCGAGACACCGGCCTGTCTACCGAGAGTAACATCCTCATCCAGTACCTTCAGCCACGGATAAGCTGAGTCATCAGCGACAGCCGCTCGTCCTGCTGTCAGTCGCTCACCGATGTCGGAACTGAGATTGCGGAGAGCGGCGACCGCCCCAGAAGGATTTCCCTGCGCTTGCTCCTGGAGATATTGGGTAACGATCTTGGCTGGACTATAGGGATGCTTCTTGGCCCAATCCCATCCAACACTAGCACCTTTCGAGACACCGTGCATGATAGGAGACAGGACACCGCCAGCACCAGCCGCAAGAGCCATGTCTCCAGCATCGTCATTCCCGGTCATCACGGAACCAGCCGCACCGGAGGCCGCACCGGAGCCAGCGGAGGCGAGAACCTTCGGGAATAACTTTGATCCGCCGTATATAGCCGCACGACCAGCGTTATACATCGATCCTGTTGGGATAGCCGCCGCAAGACCTTCCCCGACGATGTTGCCGACCTTACCGCCAGTTGTATTGAGTAGGGAGGCATTAGCGGCATTATCGGCGGCTATGTCCTCATCAGTTACACCGAAGTTCTGGAAACGAGGTTCGTATGTCCCATCATCCTTCTGTTGATGGAACAGGTTACCCATCGAACGGACCAGCTTGGAACCGTACTTCTCAGCCGCTCTAACAGGAGACAGCAGACCTCGCATTGTACCGGCGGCGAAGTTCTCTGCTCCGGTGTATGGGGATGTTGGTGTCTCCTTATCCCATTCTATGTCGCTGGTTTTGATCCGCTTGGGGGTAGGCTCGTCATCCCACTCGATTGAATCCGCTCTGACTCTCGCCATTACTGACCTCCTGCCGGTTCAGCCGTACCATCATCGTAGATATTATAAACGACCCCGCCTTTGGTTCGCTGACCAACTACTTGTGGTTCTGTGGTGTTTGTCTGAGATTGCCCGGTAGTTAGAGGAAGTGCTGAGTTCCTCATTGGGACTGTTGCACCACCTGACTGTGCGGCATACTTGGTACGAGCCTCACGAATCCTTTTTGACTCATCTTTGATATTCTTGAAACTCTTCCCTTCCTCAAGCACACCGTAAGTATTTTCATACCCTTCCCGCGCATCGTTGATCCTCGAATCAATATAAGCCTGGACAGTGGCGATCTGGTTGAGAAGGTTCTCTGTTTGTGTTCCGGTCTTCATATCAGCGACCATCTTTTCGAAGATGGGCCACTCCTGGACAGAGATGGAACCGGGTTTTCCAGACTCGGAAAGGAGGTTCTTACCTTCCCGGAGTAACTTTGATTTTATGTTTCCGAGCTTGTCTTCGGCGAGTTTGGTCTTCTGCATAATGTTCGGGATGTTTCCCATTATGATACCACTCGCCGACTCCAATCCTTCCTTGTTATCCAGGAGTTCTCCGATGTCTGCATCAAGTTCACCGAAACGGCTGACCATGTTGTTTACTCTGGTGAACTCACCCGGTTGTTTGGCGGCGAGCTTCTGCGCCTCTTTATCCGGCTTCTCCTGTCGCGTGTCTGCAATGGTGATCCGTGTCGCGTTGCTGTCTGCGTTGTTGGCCCTGGATGTCTGAGCAACGAGTTGGGCGATGTCCTGTCGTGTTGCAAGGTTCTTACCGAGTTGGTCATCCTTGAACAACTCACCCATCTTCTGCTTCGCGAGCGCATCAGCCAGCGGAGATGTTTTCAGGAATCCGCCCTCTGCCATCTTCCGAGCCATTGGTAATCGAGACAATTGCATCAAAGCAATCTGTCGCTGATTGTGAGCGGCCTCAATGCTGGCAGGATTGGTGTAATCAACGTTTGGGTCGATCTTGTTCAGTTCGTTGATACCCTGATCGTAGCGGCGACCTTCCTCCTGGTTCAACTTCCTCATGTCTCCCTGCACCCTTTGTTGGTCGAGTGTCCCGGCGAGGTTGCTGGCGAGATTGCCGATGGAAGAGCCAGGACTCCAGGGAGCAATGACATTCCCCTGTCCACGATAGGTTGTGAACTGCGGTTTCTGTAACTCCTTGGCTCCTTTCAGGGCATCAACGAGCATCGCTTGTTCAGTATCGAAGTCAAGTTGGGGATCGTTCAGATCGACGTTGTCGTAATTAATCATTGTATCGCTCCTTATGGATAATAGCCTGGAGGGGCCACCGATCCGCCATTCTGTGCATAACTCGTATAGTTAGTCGCTGGTTGGTTGAAATAATTCCAAGCGGAACCTGCTACTTGACCGATACCTTTGGAGGCATCCGCCCAGGAACTACCTGTTGCCTGACTAGCGGCATTACCGGCGTTCTGTGCGTTCTGAGCAACATTGCCGAGATTAGGTGCGGCAACATTTCCATAGGAGGTCATTTGTGGATCAGTCATGGTGGTCTGTGGTGTCGTGACACCACTGATCCCCTGTTGCTGGTTCTGTGCAACAGCTTGCTGATTGGCGAATCCAGGCATGGAGTTTCGGAAGTCGTTTATCTGACCTGTTGCGGTCTGACCAGCCGCGCCGAGATTGCTTCGCATATTCGCCTGAGATTGTTGCCATGCTGTGTTACCAGCGAGGATTGCCTGAAGGTCGGCGGTACTGGAGGCTCGGTTCAGTGTGTCTTGAGCATTACCCCATGCTGTCCCGGAACCTGTAGACAGACCCATTGCGGCAAGACGAGCGTTCTCAGCGTCCCTACTCTGCTGGAGTCCAGGAGCCTGTAGTCCTCGCATCGCACTCATTACCGAGTTGTCTACACCAAAACCACCCTCAAGACCACCAAGCATCTGACCCTGGACACCTTGGGCCTGATCGTAAAGCCCCTGTGAACCTGCTCCGAGGGATGATGTCTGGACAGGGTTACCGTTCGCATCAGTTGTCCATCGGACACTACCACCACCAACACCAATCTGCTCCGGGCGGTTTTGTGCGGTAGCGTAATCTTGGAACGATTGATTCTGATTGGCTATACCGAGGTTATTGGCATTGACTCGATCAGCGTTCTGCCAGTTCAAATCATTGGCCCAAGCTCCTGTCTCTCTACCAAGTTGGTTTTCCCGGAGAGCATTCGCCCAATTTGTTTCATTGGCGGTACCATAGTTCTTCAGGTTCTCACTATTTGCGAGAGCGGCATTATCCCTTCCCCATTGGTTCTGGAGTTCTGCCAATCGAAGTTGACTTGCCTCTGAAGCCGCTTGTGCTTTTGAAGCCGACTTGCTGGCCTTTCCACCACCGATCAAACTTCCCCCAACTCCGATTGCCGCTGGAATTGCTGCTGCTGCCATATCTAAACCTCCAAATACTTACAGTGTTCGGGCCAAAGGACAGAGAGATACATATTATCCCCATTCGGCATAAAATGATGAAGAACGCCTTCTAATCTAAAACCAAAATGCTCAGTCAGTTTTGCTGACTCGAAGTTCTGCCCAATGATTGCGCTACTGATGCGCTTGGCTCCAAGTGTCTTGAAAGCATAATCGAATGTATGGTAGCACAATCTTCGATTTAATCCGTACCGTTCTATTCTTGCCTGAATGTAGACATTTGCGCCATTAAATTCGATCAGTGATGTCGCCGCTACGATCTCACCATCCTTCTCAACCGCGAAGGCTCCGAAGCAGACAGGGACATAATGGATAGGTGCTTTCTCTGCAATCCATTGCATAATTCGGGGCCATTCCTCTTGCGCTTCGAGGAACTTCCTCATATTACGCCACCCTTCTCGTACAAGAAATCGGTGCTTGTCCAGACCAGTTCGACATGAGAACGGACTGTCATCCTTACTGACGCGGCGAATCCGAAATCAACAACAGATGACCAGTATTTATTATCCTTGAAACCACCCGACCAAAGATATTCGGTACTCCAGGTTGAGTGATCCCATATACCAACTGAACTGATTCCAACACTACCGGGAGTTTCCACGTTGTTGAAACGGAAATCTATGTTGATGCCGATGTTATAATCGAAGTTTCCAGAGGTCAGGAAGGTCGGACGAACCATCTTGTAATGCTTCAGCGTACCAGGAGAATCAAAGTAATTGAATGCCTGTTGAACAGTAGCAATGATGTCATCCCCACCTGTACCATCAGCTTCAGCATCATCGCTGAAACCATTCCAGGCGAGATAGACAAGACCGTCACCACCAAAGAATAAACTGTCGTAATCGGTGGCCCAACAGTAAGCATCCATCCCGTCGAAGATAGTCCATGCCGAGGTGATGGTATTCAAAGCAACCTGGAGATTCTGATTAAGTTGGAGGCCGGGGATATTGACCATCATCAGGTTAGCGGCGGGATAAACAACGATCTGCCAACCGGAACGATATGAGCCTTCTGTCGTGAGTTCAGAGAAAAGGGATTGTACCTTGCGAGACAGGGCGGTCGTCAGAACAGAGCCATCCTGAGAACGAAGAATGCCGCTCATGGAGAGTGCGCCATACTGAGTGATAAAAACCACATCACCACCATACTTGGCGAAGCATCGTCTGGAGAAGGTGGCCCCAACGAAGTAGACACCGACAAGCGACCATGTGTCTGCGCTGTCTGGAGATAGACCTTTGTAGACAGCGATTTGACCAGCAGAGGTGATGGCAATGAGATAGTCATCCATCCCGTCGCCGCCGTCATGTGTCCATGTCGTGAGTGCCTGGAGGTAGCCGCCACGATTGAACACGCCACCGAAGTCGAAGGATTTGGCTACGCCCCATACCTGCTCTGGTGGTAAGTACCAGCCAAGCATGGAGTTCTCTTCGACGGCCCATATCCGTTTTTGGTGAGCGGTGACATGGATTAGCTTTTTCGGGTCTACCCCGCCCCACTCACCCTCAACAGGGGTCGCGGGAGCAATGGCGGCGACAAGTCGTTTCCATGTGGTCCCATCATACCAGACACCGTCATCGGTTCCGTTGAAGCCTATTAAATGGACTCCTGCGGCGTTTCCGAAATTAATGTACTGGACTTCCGAATCAGTCAGTAGCACGACAGGAGTAAGAGAAACTTCACCACCGAGAGAGATGTCGTGGATACCATCATCGTCGATAGCAAACATGGTGTTGGTGCCGCTGGTTCCGCGCCAGGACATAACGGTCTTCACGATCCCGACCAGACCCCACGCGAACTTTCGATACCCTTTACGGATGTTCAGCCCATAGGAGGAAGGGAAGAAGTTGCGGAGGACAAGGGCATCATTCGGCGGCATCGCCGAGATAACATCGAAGGTGTTCAGACCTCCAACGGGTGCCGGTGTTGTGGTGGAGTTGGAAATTCGTTTCATCGACCGTACCCGGTTTCAGGAGCATTCAGTGGGAGTCCAGCCGCGTGTCTACGAGGGGAGATTGTGAGCATTGGCGCACCCTTGTCACCGCTGGTCATCATGTCGAAGACACGGCGGAACTCTGTTTCGAGGGCGGTGGTGTCCAGACCCTTTGCATTCCATAGTTTGACCTTCAGGAACTTGACCAGGAGCATGAAATCGAACTGTGGGGTGTCCAGATCGTTTGTGATGTAAGGGACGAACTGGTTTGGATCGAGGTAGGATTGCACCCACCCGTTTGACATATATTCGAAGGTGATTTCTGCTCCCACGGTTGGAGCCGGGTAGAGAGCCAGTTTACCGCCGATGATACGGAAACCGACGAAGGGGCCAAAGCCAACAATCCCTTCAGTTCGCATCTCCCATCGTTGCGGAGACAGTGGGCCTTGAACTGGTTGGAGAGTATCGCTTGACCAGATTGTCTGGTTAATCATTTTCGAGAAATCAGAAGGAAGAGCGTAATCCGACTGTCCAGCAACAACAGTGATGGTCGCCTTGCGGATCAGGGATTGCCACTCATAACCGTAGCTCAACTCGTAACCCGCTGAGTTCAGCAGAGCCAGGAGTTGAACTACGGTTGCTTCCTGGGAGGTGACAGCACTGTTTGGGACAGGAAGCCCAAGCTCTGCCGTGGTCTGTCTGATGATTTGAAGTGCTGTCGCCTTGAACATTGTGTCTCCTTACTTCTTTTTGGTGTCGCCGCCGCCCTGAGTCATTAGGATCAGTTGTTCCATCTGCGCCTTGAGAGCCGCGATCTCGACATCCCTCTTCTCAAGTTCAGCCGCCATTTTCGAGTTGGTAGCGTCTCCGGCGGCGGCATCAAGGAAGGCTTGAGCGCGGCGGCGAAGATCGAAATTTCCCATGATCTTCTGAGCGTTCATGTCGCTCATGCCAGCGAGTTCTTCGACAGTGTGAACCTGCATAGCCTTCAGTTCAGCGACCTGTCCCACGGTCATCTGAGGCCACACTTCAAGGGGTGTTCCACTGGTTGATTGAGCGACACCACGCTTGAATTTCTCATACCGATCCTGGAATCTGCCACGATGTTCGTTGGTAACGACATCCTCGAAGACAGTGCGGGAATTACCGGGAATGATGATGCGAACAAATTCCTTCTCGTCGTAGATGGGCCGACCGGCCTCTATCGATTTGAAGTTGTTTTTAACTGCCTTCATAAAAAAATTGACGGCGAGTTTGCTGTCCATTGCGAAACGGGCTTGACTGCCCGGTTCCATTACTGCGGCATCGTTGTAATCTTGTAGCATTTGCGGCCTCTTTGAATGGGTTGGTGGTTAAACAAACGAGTTGACGGGGTCAACGGATAAAATGAAAGCAACATTCGATAGGAGGACAGATGTGCCAGCCGTGTCGCAAGTTACTTGAACAGAGAATTGAGTGTTGTCCTGGGCGGTGTAGTCGATACCTGTCACAGCAATACCAACGGGTTTTCCTGTCCCTAGAAGAGTGGCACTGACACGCCAAGGAAGAACAGTTAATCCACGCTTGAGCTCGAAGTTGACGACACGACCATTCGCCCCTTCGATGTCGGCGGTGAAGTTCAGGGTGACAGTTCCTTTCTCGGACTTGGTGATGGTGTTGCTACCGATAGAACTGCTTGTCTGAGCCGAATTACTGTCTGCGGCTGTCTCGAAAATTACGGTAACCGGGGTTGTTCCCCATGTGAAGTTAGCCGCTGTCGTTCGGGTCAACTGACCATAGGCCGGAGCGATGGCGTTGAGAAAATCCTTGATGAGAGTACGCACATCAGCGGCGGAAATTAGGCCGGAAGTGTTATCTGGAAGAGTGCTATCTGCTTGGGCAATGAGTTCTTGAATTGATTTTCGTGCCATGTCATACCCTCGTAGCGGGTGAGTCAAAAGAGTTATCGAAAGCGGAACTGAAAGCAACTTCCGGGGCCGGGGTTAAATCGACAGTGTAGACACCACCAGCAGGGCCGACACGGATTTGGTCAACGTAGACATCGCCGGGCCAAGGGGCCACGTTCAACTGTGTCACCATGCGACCATCGGCGGTCATGGGGATACCCTGATTGAAAGAATGGATTACTCCGCCTGGAGCAATGCAGAGCTTACCTTCATCAGTTACCCCGAACCCATCAAGAAACCGGGTCGGGGCTGTTGTGACACAATAGAGAGAACCGGCGAATCCGCTCAACAACCCCTGATCGAAAAAAGGCGGTGATGGTGTGCCGGTCATTGTGATGAACATTGCGCCTTGTTCGGTCACTCTTGTATTGAGCATGGTTCACCTCTTAGATACCCCGCCTTTCAGCGGGGTCATAAATCAAGTTGTTGCTGTGGTGACTGCCCAAAAAAAGTAGTTCGCCGGAACAGTGGCGAAGACCGTATGTGTCCCGGAGGCGTTGTCCTTGGTCGCGACACCGGCGGCAATGGTCACTTTGTCGGTAGGAACCAGAGCCGTTGCACCGTTCTTGACCAGTTGCATTGTTCCGCCGATGGCTGGATTGTCGTTCGATGGGACAAGCCAGTTCGGTTGTGGGGCAGTAGTGGCAAAAGGGTTGGTATCGGATTCGCTGACCGGGTTGGTCGCGTAGGCGGTACGAGGATTCGCACCGATGTAATTGGTTTCGGCTTCGGGTTTAGCCGCGTTCTGAACGTGTGCGCCAATCGGGTCTTGGTAGACACGAGTTGACCACGCAGTTCCGCCGGAGTTAGGTCGCCCGGTGGCGTTTGCTATATTTGCGCCTGCTTGTGGCATTGTAGTATCTCCTGTTAAGGTTGTACCGGAACGAGGGATAAGCCTCGTCCCGGTACTGTCGGCCCCTGAGAAGAGGGGAATCCTCCAGGGTAGAAGGCCAGGACACCCGGCCCGCGTCTTGTCAATGTTTCTTCCGAGCGTCAGAGATGGCTTTCAGACCTTCGGGAGTGTGTTTCCACTTGGTTCGGTTTTTGGATTGTAGACCATGAGGCAACCAAATGCAGTTTCCAGGCTCATAATTTCCATTTACGTCGAGCCGTTCGATTGACATTAATTTTCCTCTTTGTCCCATATCATCAACGAAATTCTCTACATCTTGCCATCTTTCGCAAACTGTGATCCCCCGACCACCATAATTCTTGAAATATCTATCGTCTGGATCATAACACCTAGATATCATTTTCTTCCAAGAATTATAAGATCGGGTTGTCGATAAACCGTGTTTTCTCTCGAATGGTGTTCCAGGTGGAACGCACCCGCAAGATCGGGCATTTCCTTTTGTGAAATTCGATTTGGACATGATTTTCTCAGTTCCACAATCACACCTCACTTTTACCTGCCACATTGCGGGGCCACGAAAAACCTCAAACACTTCGAGTTTACCGCTTCTACTACCTACCTTCAAAACTGTTGCTTTTGCCATATCTGACCTCCTCGGTTGATGGAGGTCAGATATTAGCATTTTCGCTTAACCTTCGCAATATTTTTATTGCGAAAGCTGTAGAACTAAGGTATATCTCATTCTACCATCTTGCCCTGAAATTGTAACCCACTGGAGGTTAAGTTACCCGCCCAAGCAAGTATCTGCACTTCGGCATCCTGGTTCACGCTGTACCGAGCTTTCGGGGACAGAGCAACCATGTTACGAGCCGAATGAGGACGATAGTGGAGGTATTTGGTGTTCAGGAAATAGGCTTCTTTGGCAGACATATTTCCACCGATACCGCCGTCCAGGATGACATCAGCGTTCATAAACTTCAGAGACACGAAACCAGCGTTTGCAGACTGGCTGGAAGTGAACTGCTGAAGAGCCTGAAGGCTGGCGACATAATATCCCCAATAGGCGTTGTCTACGACAATCAGATCGGGTTTGTCCATACCGCGAACACATTTGGCCCACAAGGTATTGAAGTAGGTCTGAATGTTTGCAGGGGTGGTAGCCGCGCCGCCGTCCGTGGTAGCGTCGAAGGTTTTTGACTGCCAGAAGGTGTAAGCCGCCCGGTCAATACCGCCAGGAGAACCGGAGGTCGGGGTGGTTGGAACTAACAGCTTCAGGCCGTCGATCTCTTTACCGCCGTAGCCAGTACCGTCAGAGTAGACACCAGCGGCGACAAGATTCGCCATAGTGGACTCAGCAACAGCAATGCGGGACTCCAACAGGTCGATCATCTGCTCACGACCAGCGTTCTGCAACTGCTCCAGACCGGAGATGGTTACAGGCACGGCGCACTGGCAGATGTCATACTGAGCCGCGCTGATTACGTCTTGAGCGGCGACAGGGAGGGTTTCATACCCGGAATACCAACCAGCATTGCCGTTCTCAGCGAACGCGAGTTCCTGGAGAATGACGTTACCGCCGGAAAAGGTTTTGATGTTACCGCGTGTCTGGAGACGATCCAGGAGGGCATTATTTTTGGTTACGTTGTCAGCGATGACGCGAGAACGATTTTGGATAGTAGTTGCGATAATGTCAGTGACATTAGGATTTGCGAAAGCCATGTAATCCTCCTATGGGATTGGATGTGGAGTTGGGGGTTGTGGATCAATCGGAACCGGATCAACTACAGGAGGATTCAATACAGTATTCCGAAACGCGATGGGGGTGGGATTGGCATCTTCCATGACATGACCGGGACCAAGAATGTTCTTGGTGATGGTTGTCAGGTTTTGACTCATATCCGCGAACCTCTGTTATCGAATTTGGAACTGATTAAACTTCGTAGATCGGTCGGGTCAACGGTCGGGCCGCTGGTGGTGGAGGGAGAACCGGCAATACTGACTGCGGCTCCTTTGGCGCGTTGCGCCTCTTGGTGGGCTTGCAGGGCGGTCTGAGTAGCCGCCTGTGTGGATTGCCGGGTTTCCACCGCTTGAGCGGTATGACCATTCATCCTTACTGCTCGATTGTACGCTTCTTCTAATGATAAATCAATACCTCTTTTTGTCCCCATCTCAATTATGTCTGCCATGTCTAGGCGAACTTCGTCGAAATATGGGAAACGAGGATCGGTAGCCATCGACTCGACGGTGTCTGCGATCTGTGTCTGCGCCTGTTGCGTCTGCTGTTGCTGTCTCTGTTGTTGCTGTGTCACGAAGTCCATGACAGGGCGCAACCGCTCCTCGACGAGGCGTTCAACGTCGTTTTGTTGACGCAACTCGGCTGGTGGCGGCTGGCCCGAAAGGATTGTATCGAGGGTGTTGATGTCTATTCCGAACTGCTGAATGATGTTGGCGACCATCTGCGCCTTGTTTAACGGGGTTCCGCTGGACAAGACCCTCTCGGTAGTCAGAAGATTGTTGATGGCGGTAAGCGGATTTCCTTGATAATTCGCAGAAATTCGCTCCATGTGAGGCTGAAGAACCTCGGTGATCTCCTGCACCTTACGCCGGTCAAGTGCGCCATCTTGAAGCACTTTCAGGGTATCACGCTCACGACGCATAACTTCCTGTCTGGCGGCGACAGGAAGTTCCTTCCAGAGTTGCTTGGCATCACCTTTCCATGAGGCCGGAGCCTGATCGAGTTTAGGAACGGGTGTCTCTGGAGGTGAGGAAGTCGCCGATAGTTCAGTCGCCGAGTTAGTCGCCTCAGTCATCGCATCACCGACGACTTCCTCTATGCTTTTCACTTCTGTTTCAGAAGTTGCCCCCGACCCTTCCACCGAGGAGACGGGTACAGCGGGATCGGAGGCGGTGCTTTCCGAGGCCGCACCCGGATCGCTTTGCTGTACTGGCTCCGCTGGAGGGGCGGATGGTTCGGGTGTTTCGACGGCAACTGGTGTTTCTTCCTTCTCTGCCTCGGTAAAAGACGTTTCGAGTGCGGCTCTCAGATCAGACATGGTTTGTTCCCCTATTTATAAAATTGTTTTTTCAATTCTTGCCGAATGGCGGCTCGGTCTGGAGTATACGGTTCTGCGGCTTGTTTGAACGGTAGTCCTTTAAGGTCTGCTGTCGGAACAACATCATGCTCGCGACAATGATCCCGAAGACCCCGGCGACCTTTGACCACGGTCCCGTCGATGGGGCTAACGAAATCAGGATAATCCATGTGAATAGTAGGACCACGAGCAATAGTATGGGATTCATGGAGTAGACCAATTTCTTCAGGAACTTCACCTTCTCGGTACAGCTTTTTGTCTTTCCCGAAAACATAACGAATCCTCATTTCTTCTTTGCACCTCTTTTCGGTTTAACCACCGCAACCTCGACCTTGTCGATTTCCGTCTCGACTGTGTCTCCCATCTCCCACCACTCTACGCCATTATCCAGGTTCTTCATCAGGCGTTTTCCCTGGAGTTCACTTGCCTTGCAAGTGTAACTGATGTCAACTATCCTCTGTGTCTGTGTCTCGCTCATTTGCTGTCTCCTCTCGTTCGCGTTGTTTCATTGCGGCCTCGAACATCTTCTGTGTCCGATCCAAGGTATTCATTTGCTCCCGATGACGGATGTCCATCGCGTTCTCCATCATCTTGAAGCGCATTTCCTGCTGGCTCTCCTGCTGGCGCATCATGGCCTCTTGTTGCTTGATCGCCATGTCCTGCTGGCCCTGCTGTTGCTTCAACTGAGCATCCTGTTGCTTGACCTGTGCATCTGCCTGTGCTTTCATGGCGGCAGGGTCGGGTGGTGGAGGTGCAGGGTTGTCGATTTTCTGCTGGAACATCTGCATTGCGCTGTCGATGGACCCCTCCATCTCGGAGGCTCCACGGAAACCGGAGACACCGAATTTCAGCATATCCATCATCATCGGGGCCATTGCTGGCTCACGTTCAATCATGGTGGCGGCGGATTGCAGGAAGGTGGCGACAGCATTGATAAACTCAACCTTCTCCTGCTTCTCCAACTGGTAGTCGGCCTGTGCCAGCGAGTCGGCCTGAATCTTGATGCGCCACTCGAACTTTTCATGCGGTCCCTTAATGAGAGCCATCGCCGCATGGATCAGCGGGGCTTGCTGGCTGTCCAGGTAGAACTTCATGTTCGACTGCTCTAAAATCTGCTCCGGGGTAAAATGGCGACAGATGATCTCAGCTTTGATTTGAAGCAGGGATTGAGCGAACAGGGCCACTTCATCCTGAAGAGACTGGATTCGGACACTGGCGAACTGTGCTTTGATCTTCTGTGCGCCTAGTGTCTCGCTGGCCTTGGTGTCGCCACGAACGATGTCAGAAATACCGGATAACTCGTAAATCTGCCCTTTGATGTCTTCTCTGGCCTGTCGGAGATACTGGAGAGCCTGGACGACCTGATCGAGTGGTAACCAGTCGATTTGGCCCTTAATACCACCCTTTTCTGCGAACATTGCCCAATTATCGACAGGTATGAGGGTGTTTTCGAACCCTTCCTCCAACATTCTCTGAACGCCGGTAGCAGAGGAATCATAAACGCCAGCAACCTTACAGGCATCGACGAGGATGGAAATGCGGTTGTTGACCGTGTCCATCTCGTTATATTGATCCTGCAACATGACGAAGTCTGAGACAGGGATGACGTTATTGGTGGACTGGGTAGCAAAGAGAGGTTTGGGGAATGGCTCGAAGTCTTCGAGTTTAAGAGGGTCTGCCTTCTCATCCAGTAACTCACCAAAACCAGTGGACAACCAGATTACCTTCTTTTTCTGTCGATCCCATATTTCGTAGACAACAGCTTTCTGGAGAACATCGTTTGTCGGATTACCGTCAGACTGTTTGCCGGTTGTCCCTGGTTTGTAATTAAGCGATACCCTCTTACCCTTGTCTTCACCGAAGCGTTTGATAAGGCTGTCTCTGTCCATGAAGGCACGACGGGCAACCCATCTGCGTTCTTCCCATGTGCGACAAGGAGAGATCAAGATGTCATCCCAATGAACATAGTCAACCGGAACTTCCTGGCTGGATACACGCTCGAACGTTGCCTCTTCCTGGATCATCTCGCCGGTAATGGGGTCGGTGACAGCCGGTAATATCTCTTCGGTTGTCTCTGTCTCCAGACGGAGCCACGCGGCCCCAAGGCCGGGACACAGACGGTCGGTGATGGCGTACCTGAGAACTTGGGCGTAATTACAACTTTCGTCGTCCAGGTCTTGCAGGAGGATGTTCTGAATCATCATGGCGGCGACACGCGCCGGATCATCCATCGCCTGACCGAAGCGGCGTTTGACCTCCATCTTCGGTATTTTCGAGAAAAGAGAGGAACGCATGATACCGACGTTGGTAGAGAAGATATTGAACTTCCTCATCGAAGCGTCAGCGTCTTTCCGCTCGTCTTTGTACCGGTCATAGACCGTGTAGCCTTGCTTGAGAAACTCTTCAGCCTCCTTCTCGGCGAGAGTGATTTCCTCACGCCAGCGAGAGTATTTACTGTCGTCGGTGAGATTGCTTTCTTCCAGAGACTCGATCTTGGTCGTCTGTGCGCTCATGGCTTCTTGCCCCCGCGAAGAGCTTTAATGGTCATTGCCGCTTTTGGTTTCCAGAGGTGGTCACCCTTCCCCTGTCCTGGCCCCATACCTTGCCCATGTGGGCCGGTTCCATCCATTTTCGGGCCGAGTAATTTCGGACGACCACCAGTGGGGCCGACAAGTGCTTTGGCGACATTGCTTTTCATATCCGTCTGTTCCTCGATTGTTTCGGGGCGGTGTCCCAAAGCCCCTCTAATGTCATCTCAGACATGGTTGGGAGCTTCTTCGGGGGTGGGGGTGTATATTTAGAAGATATAGCGGATAAACGGCGACCTAGCAAGGACAAAGTATCGACTCCATCATCGACTCCCTGCCCTTCAGCGTTGGGAAACTTGATGAGTTCCGGCACAAGCCATCTGGCGAACGGTGCATCGGCTGGCATATAGATTTTACGGCGTTTGAACTGACCCCGGAGAGCGGCGGCGCGTGTCTCCTTGTCTTGGCCTCTTATCGGGAGAGGTTTCCAGGGAACTGGGACACCGAGTTGCCGCGCCTTGGTCGCCACAAGCGGCATAAATACTTTGCTTGCGTTGTCGTCATCAATGAGCCACTCGTTCGGAGTGTATGTTGCACACAGATTAACCAAATCTGCCGATGATTCATCAGGGTCACACCGTTTTCGTTGGCAATGAAAGATGTCCCAATCTCCCTCGGAATCGATAGCCACCAACGCATGTACTGTGTAGTCGCCGGAGTTAACGGACAAGGCAAGGTCTGATGCTCCATAAATAGGCGTTCCCGGTGTTATTTGAGGGGTAGGTCGGAACTGGATGTCGTCTGTGTTGACCCATGCTCCGTCGTCGGCAGGAGGCTCTTGTTGGTACATTGTACGCCAGATGAAGTCATCTCGCTTAAAGTCGGTGACCATCTCAGGGGTATACCATTCGGGCCACAGGCGGTCGCCAATAGATCGACCAAGGGGGTCGTTGTCTTCATCGACACACTCCATTGGTAATATGAGGGTCTTGAGACGGCGGGTGGCACTCGCCGCGTTCCTGTCCATAATGTAACCAGCGAGGTCGTTACGGGCAAGACGCTGGCAGATCAACACAATCTTACCGTGCGGCTTTAACCGGCTGAGAAGGTCTGTCTCGTACCACTGGTGAAGCTTGGTCAACTGTGTCGCAGACTGCGCCATCTCCCAACCGGAGATGGGATCATCGATGACGACTAGGTCACCACGCCTTCCCAGGACACCACCACCGCAACCCACACCGAAAAACTCCCCACCCTTGGTCGTTGTCCATTGCGCGGCGGCGCGGCTGTCGCTGGACAGTTTAACCCCTGTCGCAAGATGATACTTATCACTGGCGACGATGTTACGCACTCGCTTACCCCACTTCTCAGCGAGGTCGAAGCCATGCGAGGCGGTCAGGACTGTCTTGGTGGGATTCTTGCCGATGAAGTACGCCGGTAATGCAATCGATGTGTAGAACGAGTTGTGAGTGGGTGTCATAGACTTCCCACAAAGAAACAGATGCGAGGGTGAATCCACCTCGATACAAACTGTATCCGCAAACCCAACTGGAACGACATCGATATAAGTATTTGGTGTCCGGTATTGATTTCGCGTCAATATCGCCTTCCTTGGTAGTCTGGCGGAATCTTTCAGGTAGAACGATACATTATAATACGGCCCATGGTCAACACCATCCAGCATAGCACGACCTTCCGACCATCCAGCCTTCACACCAAGAGTCCTTACAAGTTCTCTCAATTGAAGAGAAAGTTCGAGGTTGGTGTTGGTGAAAGTCGTACACCCTCTCGACTTGCACACTGTCCCATCGGTGTCAATCAACCCTTGAAGCAGAGATAGACGTTGCCGATATGACCCTCGAAGGTAGACCTCTGGAATATGTTTTCGCCCAAAATTATTCTCAGCGGGATTGTGAACAAGCCCCATCTTGACGAATAAATAACGGACATCAAGAATACCGAACAAATAAGTCTGTTTCCGGTCGCTGGTGGTGTATCCAAGTCGTGCCAGTTCCTCCCGCATCCACTCTCGGTCTTCATCACCGGAAGTGATTGACATTGACCCACTGGTTCCATCTCCGAGCCAAACACCGAGCAAATAAGGGTCGATGGGGAGGAACGTATCAGGGAGTTCAAGAGCGGCGGCACGCTGAATCATAGGGCGTTTTGACCGTTTCTTGCAAAGCTGATGAGTCTCTTTAATCTTGAATCCTGGAGAACGATCCTTCAATATCTGTTTGTAATGATCGTTCGGTTTCCCCCACCTATCGACTCCTTTGAGTTCCTTCCTCTTTTTTCCACACAATCGAACCAACCACTCATGGTCGTGGTCAGCAATGATCTCATCCCCACAGTCGGTCGTTACCGAATAGACAGGACGGTTACGGAAGACGGGACTTCTCCAGGTAACGGAACAAGGAGTCCCATTCTCATCGAACACGGTGTCTCCAGGCCGGAGGTCGCCTATCCGAGTCCAACCTGAAGGTGTGGGAACAGGTGTGTCGAGTGCGAGGGCTTTCGCGCTGCCCGGCGGCATACAGATAATAAGGTCATCCCACTCATCGCCCAGTAGCCTATCGATGATATTGCACATCAGGACATGATGCGCGGCGGGGACCACCTCCAGGTAGGTCGCCGAGAAGGTCGCCAGCGAGTTACGAGCGGCCTCCCTCCTGGCGAGTACCGCGAGGATGTTAGCCGCGTTAGGCTTGTTGCTCACGGATCAAAGCCTCCAGCAACAGAAGGTAGTTGATCGAGTCGGTCATCTTCTCAGCGAGTCTGTCGAGGTGGACAGGCTTGCCCTCCAGACAGTCGAGGACAAGGTCGTCGATACTGACATCGTGCTTGACCTTCATACCCAGGAGCGCGGTCATGGGGTCGGTGTCGCGTATCCGGGCGGCTGACCGAAAGTTGTGAAGGCGGTCACCGTTACGGGAATACTCCTCGTTCTTAGCCAGCAGGATGCGCCGACAGTAGGCCAACCGCTCATCGACAATCTTCTCAAAGGTGGCAGGGGATGTTATCGATGGGTGGGTCGGGGATGGAGCCACACGCGGAACCGGAAAACTCTCAAGGTAAACCCGCATATTCAACATCTCTTTCGACAAGTGAGTCAAGACAGCCTTCAAGTTCTTCTCGTCAGGCTCAAGGGTCGGGTCAGGTGGGGGTCGGTTCATCTTCCCCAACGCTTCAGCGGCGGTGTCCCGCCAGTAGACCTTTGATCCATCGTTATCGTGCATCATGCGCGTACCCCGTTCAACTCATCCGCTCTCTTCTCAGCGTTCACCAGGAGCGCAAAACTGTCAACCGCTCTCCAGACACCATCCGGCGAGTCGAACCCGACATCAAACCTGCTATCAACACCATCCCTCACATCGAACAGCGGCGCGATCACCAGCGGTCTGTCCTCACCCTTCCTCGCCGCCTCTTTCTCGATCAACTCGATGAGGGGGAGGCGTTCCCCTCTCAACTGCGGCAATCTGATCGCCAATGCCCCGTACAGCGCGTAGAGGAACGTATGCTCCTCCCGGTTGCCCAGCACATCATGGCGTATCGGACTGGTCAGGAACCTATCGAGAGCAAGTGCGAACGCCTCCATCTCGGTAAGTTGATTGTCAACCCGCTCCAACTCCCTCTCCAGCGAACCGTGACACACCTCCGTCTTCGCGTTCCCTCCATACCCTGCTCCCATCATGCTCTCCCCCTCCCCTGTCGTTGTCGGCTTGTCTTCATACCACCACCATCAATTGATAATGCGACCACTATCAACACTATCACACACAACACAATTATCAACCAGTGCATCACTCTCCATCCTCCTCGGTGTCGTTGTCATCGGGCAAGTTTTCGTACTCACCTTCTATTATCATCCGTTTCAAGTCCTCAGTCGAGAAGTTGTCGAGTTCGGCCTCGCTCAACTCGCCCGTTCTGATGTCGATACGTTGCTTATCACCATACTGGTTAGGATTCCACTTACCGGCAGTCTTCCACCGGCTGTCGATCTGCAACTTCGCGACGTTGGCGGTCACCGGGTCAGCGTTATCGGCAATGCTGATGGTCTGACTCACCAGGATGTCTGCGGCGATCTCGCGAGCCTCTTTCAGGCGTTGCCTCCTGGCCTTGTTCTTGTTAATCCATCGGAGAAACCTACCGAACTCGATGTTACGAGGGTCATTCTCGATAATGTGGGCGAGTGAATGCCCACCCTGGATAGCATCAATGGAGGACTCGAACAGGTTTTCATACGTCATTTCGACGAGTTCGAGTTTGGTTCGAGTCGTTGGATACGGTTCCGGCTTGAGCCAATCCGGTAATGTTGGTGCAGGTGTCGAAGGGTTCGTTTTCATGGTACATTTATGATAACAATGGGGGGTTTAAATGTAAAGACCTTTTACACTAAAACTATAATTTTAGGCATATCGGTAACGTGTAAATGCTTGTTTTGTGGTCAGATTTTGTATTTTACTGCGATACTGGGGGTGGGCCAGCGGCATTGCCTGGCCCCCCTGGTGCCCTCGATGCCGGGGGTAGGTCGCTCACCGCGCCACCAGACACGCATAGACACGCATAGACACGACACGACACGGTTGCGCGACAGGACACGACACCGCGCAACGGTAACCCGGTAACCACCAGCCGACAGGACAGGACAACCAGCCGCCGACACGACAGGACAGGACACGACACGACACGACACCAGCCGCCGACACGACAGGACACCAGCCGACAAAGGAATCTGTGACACGACACCAGCCGACAAAGGAATCTGTGACACGACACGACACCCGGCGACAAAGGAATCTGTGACACGACAAAGGAATCTGTGACAGGACACCCGGCGACAAAGGAATCTGTGACGGTAAACCTGCAAAGCTTTGTTTGATCGATGGGGAAATCTGCAAAGGGATGTTTTGTCGAATGATCGAAAGGGATCGCTATCATGTAAATTGATGTTTTGTCGATGGGGTAAACCGCTTTAAATACCGTTTCCGGGGATATATGTAATTCTTATTATATATTAATACTCACTTTACAAATCCCAGAGAATTTAAGAGCGGTTGCCCATTTTACAAAACTTTCCTTTACTCCCAGAGAATTTAAGGCAGTTGACCATTTTACAAAAAAATCCCTTACAACCACCACCAACCAACCAAATAAAACAAAGTTTTACCATTTACAGGTGCAAAACAATTGATTACAATACAGACTCCACCACCAACCACCACCAACCATCACC